AACCCAGAGATTGCACACCCACTTCTCACCAGACTTTACAGGTGCCCCTCCGTGTAAAGCCTTAGAAGTCATGAGTTCATAGTTGTCCAGTGTATGGAAGAAGAGAGCATCACCTTTGTTCAATTTATACTTTCTTCCCAGGTTTGGAAATATAGTTTCACCTCCCTCGTAGTCATCATTTAGAGCGAGAATAATTGTGTACATCCTCTTGTTTCCCTTTGTATCACTGAAAGTATCCTGATGTGGGTCATAAAACCCACCCGACCCGTACCTCAATACCTGTAGTTTCTCACAATTTTTCAGGGGTCTGTCAGTGAGATTGACACATCTCTGGGTAACACGATTTACGATGGGATCTTCCAATTCCAACCACGCAGTTTCACTGTCTCTCATAGTCTTGTCAACGATTCCATTCGCTGCAATTGTTGACGTAGAGAGTTTACTCTCAGCTTCCTTCTTGATGTGATTAATTTCCTCCTCTGACAGAAAGTTTGGTATCACCATAGGCTTCTGATAGGTTGGTATCAAATACCACACCAGAAATAGTATGAATAATAAAAGTATCATCTTACATTTAGTGTAGATAAATATTGAGAGGATGGATACATTTGTATCTTATGCGGATAGTACCGATAACATCGTTCGCGTATTCAATCAGTTTTTTACAGATACCTATAATTTCCGGGTACTTCTCTTGTTCAATAACGTATTGTCTTAGGAGGTCTCCACCTGTGTCTATTACCATTCTGTAAATGTTGTTTATATCTCTGTACCGCTCCCTCTGTTTATCACGTCTCTGGAGTTCCTTTTTGAAAAATTGATCTTCAATTTCATTGAGCATATAGGCTACTCTGAGGTATCTGTTATCTCCATCATATATGTCTCCATATCTGTAGATAATTTCCCGGTCTAGAAAGTTTAGAGTAGTTGCGAAACGCGTGATATTTTCGGGTGCACCCATCTCACGAAGTTCTCTAAACGTGGGTATTCCACCACATGGTATGTCTCCATGTTCCCTAGATGATATACGACCCCTCTTGAACTCCATGTAATGGGGGTTATGGATTCTACCCGTTTCTACCTGACCGGTGTGCCAATCAAACGCTGTGTGACAGTCTGGGCACCACATTTGACGACATCCACTTAATTTCTGTATCATAGTGCCACACTTTGGACATGGCTTTGTGTCCTTCTTCAAAAGTGTCATGGTTTTTACGGCATCTTGGTCACACACGTGACCTTCTCCCACCTCTTCGTTACAGTGTTCACAAAAGTGACGGTCGCAGAGACCACAGAACCATTCCTCATTCATAAACCCTTTACATTCCGATGTAGGACATTTACGAATAAACTTTCTGGGTTCTTCACCCACTACGAGTTCACCACCATTACGAAGTCTTTCAAGTTCTCTATGTGTATCCTCCATTTCACCCCTCAACTCATTTATAGGTTCCGGTATTTCCCTTATTGTATGTTGACCCATGTAAAATCCATATCTCCGATGAAGTTCTAAAAGTCTACCCCTCTGTTCGTTTATGATTTTGTATAGTTTACGCATGGCCATAATCCTCTCAACTTCTGGTTGTGTTTCTGGCATTCTCACCTTTTCCCTTTCGAATAAAATAGTCTCTCTGTGACGACGAATTTCGGTATTACGAAAGTACTTTGTACACCAAGTATCTACAAATTCCCTATTCCATGTATTTTTACATCCCATACAATGCGGATCATCGGATATGGAAAGTAGATATCTCTGTGAACACATACGACAACTCTGTAAATCACAGAAGGGACATTCAACCTTTTTGTGATTTATTTTATTTATCTTTTCACAACAAACATCACAATTTTCCATTATGAAGAAATTGCTTTAAGTCTTTAACTTTATATCCTACGACGGACAGCCTGTTGCTTCTTCTGTGTCGCTTTTACACCCTGCCCGGTGGACCTGGCGATTTTCTTATTCTGTTTTCGTAACGCAGCCTTAGCGTCCTTCTTCTTCTGACGCTCAAGCATTGCTACACGTCGTCTCTCACTTTCGTCGCGAAGAGTTTGAGCTTTTGCTCTCTCAGCTTCAACTTTGTTCCTGTCCACCTTTTCTTTCAGGGATTTAGCCTCAGCGTTAGCCCTCACTTTTACTCTCTGCTCCTTTTCCCTCATTTGTCGGTTCCTCTGTGCCTTTTTCATAGATACACTACGACGCTCAGCTTCCTCCCGGTTCTTCTTTTTCTGAGCTAACAATTGTTCTCTCCCGTCTTGTACCCTTTTTATATTTGCACCAGTTCGCTTCATCCTCTCGGCAGTCGTCTCAGTACCGAATATATTTTTAACACCTTCAGCAGTCTGACCACGGTCACGACCTTGTTTAGAACCCAAGTTACGTGAAGCCGCTATACGCTCTGGACCAGTTTTCATATTACCGATTTTCTGTTGATTCTTTTCAACTTCAGCCGCTTTTTTTACAGCATTCGTCATTGTTTTCATTCTAATATTTTGAACAGCCTGTTTACCAGCCTTTCTAAAGAGTGGGTTATTGGTAGTCGTTGTTTTTGCAAACTCTTTTTCAGTACTCCTCTTTTGCGCATTTCGTAGAATGCTACTTGAGTTATTCCCACGGTTGAGTCTAACCATGAATTCCTTTCTGTTAGACCTATTGAGACCATTCATACTCTGAAGCTTTTTAGCTACGTCACCTATAGCTTTACCCTTATCTGAAGCGACAAGTTTAACCATTTTCTTTACATCTTCATACATCTCATTATAATCCTCCTCCTCCCTGAAAGGATTACCAGCGCGACTTTTTAGATTCGTAATTCGTTTGTTGGTATGCTTGGAAATTTCATTAAGAACTTTTTTACGCTTGTCAAGTCTCCGTTTGCGTTCGGCTTCATCACGTTTCTTAACGGTATTATCAGCATTTTTCATAACGGTGCGTACATCTTCACCCTTCGCAATTCTATTCATGAGAAGTTTACGATTGTCGCGCTCCAATTTGTTCATAGATTGAAGCTTTTTAGCGGTATCACCTGTTACCTTATCACTTTCACCCCTCTTAGCCTTGATGTTTTTAGCTAATTCCTGCTTCCTCTTTACGATATCGTTCGCCATCTTCATGACAAATCTAATCTGACCACGACGCTTGTCTTCAGCGATTGGTGCTTGTTCAATTTCCTTTCTAAGTTTGATTTTTTCATCTAGAAGACGGTCAATACTTTGAAGTTCTTCTGGTTTAGTAGCCTTACGAATTGCATCTTCCCAACCTCTCCTCCATATACCCAATGTACCTGTAATCTCACGAGTTACTTTATTGAGCAGAGGTTTCTTCTCCATAACCTTTTTACGGGCATCATCAAATATGGTTTCATTTTTTGTGTCATCCCACCTCTTCATAAAAGTGATGATGTTGGAACCATTCAATCCAATATTCTTGAGCTTGAACTCAACCCCATTTCTGATTTCCTTCTGTTTATTCTTCCTCTCTTGATTAAGTTTCTTTGCGTTAGCCAAGACCTTTTCAGCACCATTGGTTTGGAGACGATTCATCAACTTCTTACGATTATCTCTCTCAATAGTTGTCAACTTGGAGAGTTCATTTGCAACATTTTTGATACCCTTATCACGAGTTTTCTTACCCTCTTTTCTCTCCATGTCAAGTTTCTCAGCAGCTGCCAAGACATCCTTAGGAACTTTATTTTTGAGACTATTTATGAATTTAACTCTCTCATCCACTGTGATATCTTTGAGACTTTTGAGTTTTCTCGTGGTTTCCATCTTTATTCTCTCACCCATCATCCTCTCACTTTCTTTCTCAACATTCACAATTCTCTTGATTGGTCTCGTATTAACATGGGGTTGTAAAAGTTGTCTGATATACAAGTCCTTTCTAGCTTGTGGAATACGAGCGTCACGAATGTAGAACCGGAGGGTATCCTTATCTTTCTCATTGTCTTTATCTTTTGCTTTGGAAGTGGCAACCACGTTCTCAAACTTAGCTCCATTTCTAAGGAAACTGGACATGTAATCACTCATTTCTGGTGATGTAAGATGCTTGAGACCCTTTAGATGTTTACTCAAACGTTCTTCATCAACCTTCCTAGATTTTATTTCCTTCTTTTTATTTTCCTCTTCTTTCTTACGATCCGTCTCAATCCGTCTATTCTTTACAGCTTTGTTCATACTCGTAGCATCACGTTTGATACCCTCAATGTCCGTGTTAGCAGTTGTCACCTTTGCTAAGAAACCCTTTCGGTTCTCTGGTCTAAGATCATTTAGGGTGTTCAAGAACACACTGACATCCGACTTTTTAGCTGCGAGTTGATCATTACGAGTCTTCAATTGAGTGTTGAGATTGTTCACTTCACCCTTTATAGAGTTCATGTTAGTGTTTAGTGTCACACGACCTATAAACGACTTCTTATTTTTATCATCTAAACGAGTGTTCTTCATATGAGCACGTAATTGGTCTTTCTTGGAGTTTACAAGACTGGCGGTGGACACCGATTTCATCTTATTGGCATCAGCCTTAAGACGGATGAGGGTTGATCTACCATCATTTAACTTCTCAAGAAGTTGGGTACCGTTGATACCCAAACTATTTATATAGTTGGAAAGTTCCTGGCGTTGTTGGGCCTTGTTCTTAATCGTCGCGTTAACTTGGGTTGCGCGATTCTTTAGGGTCCCTAAGTTATATTTTTGACTATCGTAGTTCTTGAGAATCTTCTTCTTATCGGTGTTTCCAACGTCTAGAGTATTCATGTAGTCAACGAGCTCGGAACGATTTTGAGCTCTCTTCTCAGTGGCCATCTTTTTCCTGATTTGCTCAACTTCCTTCAACATAGAGTTCAATGTAACATTTTGAGTCTCAAACTTATCAATCACATATAACTGACTGTTTTGGTTGAGACCGTTCATGGACTTCTTGAGGGTGTTGATTTCCCCACCTCTCTTCGCAGTCTTCTTAAACTCCTGAAGTTGATTGGCTTCGTTCCTGACATTGTTGTACGTTCTCGTAATATTTTCCAATAACTTCTGTTTGTCTTCCTTGGTTAACAGGTTCAGTGTGTTTATGTACCTAGATAATCCTTCACGTTCTTTCTTGCGTTCGAGTTGTGCCTTCTTATTAGATTGAAGTTGATTGGCTTCGTTTCTGATACTGTTAATATTTCTAGAAACATTGTCCAATAACTTTTGTTTATTCGTTTTGTTCAACATGTTCAAACCATTGATATATCTAGACAATTCCTCAAACTCCTTCTTACGTTCACTTTCCGCCCTCCTAATTTCTTGAAGCTGGTTGGCTTCATTC